AGAATCGCCGCGAGAAGCCAACCTAAACCACAACCAGGAACAAAGACATGAAATACTCCAAACTCCTAAAATTCCTCCTCGCCCCCTTCTTCATGTACGCCGCAGGCGACGAAGGCGGCGGCGCTGAAGACTGGGGCAACGAAGTCACCCTCGGCGACGGTGCTCCGGCAGACAAAGTCGATCCTGCCACGATTGTTGATCCGCTCAAAGATGACAAGGTCGTCGACGAGACGAAGTTAGACCAGACGGACGAAGAGAAAGCCGCCGAAGCGCTGAAAGCGAAGCAAAAACCCGTTCCTTTCGAGCGTCACGACGCGATCCTCAAGAAAGAGCGCGCAGAGCGCGCCGCGCTCGTCGCTGAATTGGCTAAGTACAAGCAGGGCGAGCAAGTCGTCAAGGTCAACCAGGACTTGAATGCCGCCGAGACGAAGATCGTCGGCCTGGAGGCGGAGTACAACAAGCTCCTGGCTGACGGCGAGATCGAAAAGGCCACTGCCAAGATGAGCGAAATTCGCCGTCTGGAGCGGGATGTGCGCGAGTACCAGTCAGATATGAAGGTGCAGCAGGCGGAAGTGCGCGCAGTCGAGCGTGTGCGCTACGACACCGTCGTGGAACGGCTGGAGTCGGCGTACCCGGTGCTGAACCCTAACGACGAGGCATATGACAGCGAGCAGGTCGAAGATATCCTGGACCTGAAGGCCACCTACGAGCGCAAAGGGCTGGCTCCCTCGGCGGCGCTGCAGAAAGCCGTAACCAAGATGCTCGGTGCCGGCACGAAGAAGCAGGAGATCGCGACTGAAGTGACGCCGAACGTCAAAAAAGAAGACGTTGCTGCCGCCCGCAGGGAAGCCGCCCTGAAGGCAGGGATCGACGCAGTGAACAAGACCCCAGCCTCGCTGACGAAAGTCGGGGTGAATAGCGACGAGCAGGGCGGCGCGTTGACCGCTGAACGCGCTATGGCTATGAGCCAGAAGGACTTCGCGGCTATTGACGAGAAGACGTTAGCTAAACTGCGGGGCGACGAGCTGTAACCGGCCCCATACTTAACCGTACCAACCACTTGAAAGAAAATTATGAGCATCGGATCAAGAGACGCAGCAGAACAAGCCATGAACAGCCCACGAAACGCCGGGGGCAACATGTCCACCCCAGGGTTCTTCGTGGAGACCTACATGGATGCCGTAACAGCTCATGCTGGCGGCGGACAGACCACCGGGTATCCTATCACCACCCAGATCGCCCGTGTCACTACAGTGGCCTCAGCAGGCGATTCGGTTCTGCTTCCCCTTGCGGTTGCCGGTAATTCGATTACCGTCGCTAATGCAGCTGCAGCGAACAGCCTGAATGTCTTCCCCGGTGTCGGCGATGCTATCAACGCGCTGGCTGTGAATGCCGCCTATGCGTTGGCGGCTGGGAAGACGGTCACGTTCTTCTGCGTGTCCGACGCACCGGCTGTGTGGCACGCACTACTAAGCGCCTAAACCCAGCTTTACGAGTCTAATAAAATAGATAGACTGCTTGCAGTCTATCTATTTTTGTTTTAGAATCACGAACATGTAGTACCCCGCTTGGCTCCCGATACGGGCCACCTCGTAGGTCGAGACGAAATTCGACACAGCAGCAGTTGTGACTAATTTCAATCAACTTACGGAGGTGCCAAATGGCATTGACCAATTTTGGGCTTTTGACCAACAACCAGAAAACGATGTGGAGTCGTGATCTCTGGAAGAATGCCCGTAACCAATCATTCATCGGCAAATTCCTGGGCAACGGCCCCGGTGCGATGGTTCAGCACATCACTGAGCTGAAGAAATCCGAAAAGGGCGCACGCGCCGTAATTACACTGCTCGCCGACTTGGTCGGTGACGGTATCGCAGGCGACCGCACACTGGAAGGCAACGAAGAAGCGATGCAGACCTTTGATCAGGTCATTCGCGTCGATCAGCTGCGTCACGCTAACCGCCACGAAGGTCGCATCGCCGATCAGAAGTCTATTGTCGAATTCCGTGGCAATGCCCGCAACGTGCTGGCGTACTGGCTCTCGGATCGTATCGACCAGATGGCGTTCCTGACGCTGGGCGGCATCTCTTACGCCTACCAGACCAACGGCGCACTGCGCGTTGGCTCCGATCTGCCGTACCTCGAATTCGCTGCCGATGTTACTGCGCCGACCAATCTACGCGTATTCCGCTGGGACAACACCAACAAGGTGCTGGTTGCCGGTGGTGCGTCGAGCACTGTTACTGCAGTTGATACAGTGTCATGGGAAATGTTCGTCGGCCTTAAAGCAGCCGCCAAGAACAACTACATCCGTGGCGTAATGGAAAGCGGCGAAGAAACTTTCCACGCGTTCCTGACGCCTTCCGCGATGGCGAACCTGAAGCTCGATCCGACCTACCTGTTGAACTTGCGGCACTCGCAGAACAAGGACGTGAACGACAAGCTGTTCTCCGGTTCCTCGGTCAAGATCGATGGTATCTACCTGCACGAGTTCCGACACGTACCGTGTACCACTGGCGCTGCTTCCGGCTCCAAGTACGGCGCGTCCGGTACCGTCGAAGGTGCTCAGATTTTGTTCTGTGGCGCTCAAGCGCTCGGCATGGCAGACATCGGTGCCCCAGAGTGGGAAGAAAAAGGATTCGACTTCGAGAACCAACAGGCTATCGCCGTCGGCAAAATCCTGGGCTTCCTGAAACCACGCTTCGGCAACATCTACAACAACAACACCGTGCAGGATTTCGGTGTGTTGTCGTGCTACGTCGCTCAGAAATAAGGATAACCAGCCATGAATCTCATCGCATCCCGTTCTGCCCAGTACCCGCTGGTCGCTCAGTTCATCGGCAACTATAACAATTGGGTCTATGACTCGGTTAGCTTGGTTGCTGAAACGCTGGGGTCCACGGTGGCCCTGGCTACTGACCCTACGCAAGCCGGCTTGACCGGCCCAGTAGCGAACACCATCACATTCGACTGTATCCCGATGCCAACAGGCGCGGTGATTACGGGTGGTGAGCTGATCGTCGACACCGCCTATGCCGGCTGTACCGCCGCCACGCTCTCACTTGGTATCGCCGGTTCGACTACGGATTTACTATCCGCAGTCAATCTGATGGCAACTGGCCGTACAGCGTTGACCCTGACGTCTCTGGTCACGGAAGACCCGAATACAGGCTCGAACCTGCGCATGACGCTCGCCTACACCGTGGCTAACGCCACAGCAGGCAAGTTCCGAATTCGCGTGATGTACACCATCGACGGACGCGCTCAGGAAGTGCAGATCACCTAAGTTTCACTGGGTGAATAGCCAGGGGCTTCGGCCCCTGTTTTCTAATTACTTAGGACCATCGACATGAATTTCACACTGAATAGAGACAAGACGGTGCGATCCCTCTCAGGGCGCTCCGTCGAGTTCAAGAAGGGCGTCAGCACCCATGTGCCGCCTGGTATGTGGCCAGAGGTACTTGCCCTCGGCGCGCAGCCGGAGGAAGAACTACCCGAGCCAAAGACGTTCGAGTCGAGGGAGCCGTCAGACCCAGTCGCCCGCAGAGCCACGATTATGGAAGCGTTCGAGCAGATGGTGAACGGCGCCAAGCGCGACAGCTTCATGGGTACCGGCGTACCGCATATCAAGGCGCTGACCGCGCAGCTGGGCTTCGTACTCGACAGCAAAGAGCGCGACAAGCTGTGGCAGGAGTTCAAAGAAGGCAAGGGCGGCAGCGAAGCATGAACTCCGACGACCTGTACGAGATGTTCCGCACCGAGATGAACGATACGGTAGAGCCGTATCTTTGGTCCGATGAAGAAGTGTACGGGTTCGTCGATAGCGCACAGAACAAGTTCGTCAAGTTGATAGGGGGGCTGGCAGATACCACGTCGCCCTTCACGATGCTGCCGATGACGCTCACCACGGACAGGGTGAAGATCGACAAGCGGATTCTGAAGATACGTGATGCGTACCGGGTCTCGGACGGCAGGCTGATCGAGGTCATCAACTTCGAGGATATGCGTACCCGACGTATCCGATTCGACGGGCGAACGGGCATGCCAGAGTATTTGATTATCGGCATGGAGCCGGAGTATGCGCGGTTTTACCCAGCGCCGGCCACTGTTGACACCGTGCAGCTGCTGGTAGATCGCCTGCCGCTGCACAGGATTACCGACGAAGGCGACCAAGAGCTTGAGGTCGACGAGCAGCATAAAGATGGCCTGATGTACTGGATGAAGTATCGCGGCTACAGCAAGCAGGACGCGGAAACATTCGACAAGGGCAGGGCTGCGGACTTCGAGATGAAGTTCAAAGAATATTGCGGCGAGGCACTGAAGGAAAAAGCCCGCGCCATGCACAAGACACGCATCACGGCTTACGGCGGCATCCCGATGCACGGTGGAGGCTCTCACTACAGACCACGCGTTTATTAAGGCTGAACATGTCGAAGAACACCAAGCTCGCCCCGATAGCCCTGACCGTCACCGCTGCCGCTTATACAAGCGCGTACTGCGTCGGGGGCCTGATCACGATCCCGGTATCGCCCGTCCAGTCCACATCAGGGCGCATACTCGACGCCCAGGTGAACTGCGCTGGTACGCAGACATGCACTTACAACCTGATCCTGTTTAACGCGCTGCCGGCCAGTTCGACGTTCACGGATCGCGCAGCGATCACGATCAACTCCGCAGATTTCGGCAAGGTCATCGGCATTCTGCACCTGACCGACGTGACGACTGTCGGCGGTCTGACCGTTGCGCAAACCACAGCGGACTGCGCGAAGGCGTTCTCCGGTGCCAGCCCAGCGTTCTATGCAGTGCTTGAGGTCATCGGTACGCCAACCTACGCGACCGTCAACGACGTGCAGCTCGCCGTCGGCTACATGCCGGATTAATCATGGGCTACCTGGACAACCTCTGCCTGAATGTCGCCCTTGGGGAGACGTTCGTGGTCGTGCTCCGCTGGGGTACTGACGTGCTGACGAGCGTGCCGGTCACAGGCATCACGAACGCCGCGCCCGCTGTCATTACGGCGGACGGTCACGGCATGGTCACTGGCTGGCGCGCATCAGTCGTATCCGCAGGCGGCATGAACCAGATCAACACGAACAACTACCCACCGCGCGAGCGCGACTGGGAGGCAGTCAGCGTGCTGTCATCGAACACGGTGGCGCTGAACGATGTCAACAGCGCGGGCTACCAGCCCTACACGTCAGGCGGGTTCTTGGTCTACTCCACGCCGGTTGTTTTGACCGGCGCGACGGCGGTGATGAATATCCTCGACAACCCGAACCCGGAGGTCGGGAACGTGCTGCTGAGTCTGACGAATGGCTCAGGCATCACCGTCGATCCTGTCGGCATGACGATCACCCCCTCTTTCTCGACGGTCGGCCTCACCTGGACGACCGGCTACTTCTCCCTGCAGATCACCCTCGCGTCAGGTGTCACGACGCAAGTGGCTGCGGGCACCATCACTATCAACTAGGAACTGACATGGCAAAGATCACTTGCAGCATCAATGGAACGAATTGCGAAATCGACGACATGGCGCTTGAGCCGTTTCAGGTCGTGCTCGACAACGAAACCGAAACCACGACCATCACGGGCTACAAGCTGTTCGGCGCGGTGGTGCAGAACGACGTTCACATGACTTTGAAGAAGCCCTTGGTCTGGGCAGAAGGTTCCACAGCCGCCATTGGCTAATTAATTTTATAGAGAGGTTTCATCATGTCGGCCAACGTACAAGCAATGCCCTCCAGTTTTAAGTCTGAGCTTCTGAAAGGCACCCACGCTCTCGGTACCCAGTCCGCGAACAGCGTGCGTACTGTCACGACCGCAGACGTGGTGAAAGCCGCGCTGTTTGTGACGAACAATTCGATGGGCGCGGCTACTACGGCGTACTCGACGACAGGCGAAGTGACCGGCACTGGGTACACCGCAGGCGGCGTAACGGTAACAAATGCGACTGCGCCATCAGTGTCCGGCACAGGTGCGCTGTGGACGCCATCGGCTTCCATTGTGTACCCGACCGTGACTCTGACTACCGCGTTCGACACGGTGCTGCTGTACAACGCGTCTTCGACCGGCTCGCTGGCGATAGGCGTGTACACGTTCGGTGCGCAGACGGTGACTGCTGGCACATTCACGTTGACCATGCCAGCGAACACCACTGGCAACGCGCTCGTTCAAATCAACTAAACCACGTCGTCAGGGGTAGCTCGCCATGCTTGGCTTTTCGCCGGTCGCAAGCGCCCCTTTCGCGGGGCAGACAGGAAACAGAAACGTCACCGTTGGGTTGACGGGTGTTTCCATGTCCGGCGTGGTCGGCTCGGTTCTCTTCGCGCTGGCGATGGGTCTCGCGGGGCTGGCCGGTACGGGCGGGGCTGGTGGCGTAACACACACGACTGCTCCGACGATTTCAGGCGTTGCCGGTACGGGCGCGTCGGGATTGTTAGCGTACTCGCAAGCTGTGAGCGGTGTGGCCGGTACGGGGGCGTCAGGTGCAGCAGTTTCTTCCCTTGCTGTCGGGCTGACCGGCGTAGCGGGAACGGGCGGGGTAGGGGTAGCGGCTCCGTCTATCTCCTCGACACTGACAGGTGTGGCCGGTACGGGGGCAGTAGGTACAGCAGTTTCTTCCCTTGCTGTCGGGCTGACCGGCGTAGCGGGAACGGGCGGGGTAGGGGTAGCGGCTCCGTCTATCTCCTCGACACTGACAGGTGTGGCCGGTACGGGGGCAGTAGGTACAGCTTCGGTATTTTCGGCCTCGGCGATCACGGGCGTCGCAGGCGCGGGAGCAACCGGGCAGATAGCGACATCTCCTGCGCTTATGGGCGTGGCTGGAATGGGGGCGGCTGGATCGCTCACCTCGTCCAGAATTGCAGCTATAACCAGCGTGGCCGGAACGGGCGCAGTCGGCTCCGCTACAGCGTCTACCTCCTCAGCACTTACCGGCGTATCTGGCACAGCTGCGACGGGCGCAGTCATCATCCCAGGAGGCGCTGCACTCAGTGGTATGGCTGGCGCGGGCGCGGTCGGAACAGTTATCCCCTCCAAAACCTTTGCTGTCACTGGCCTAGCTGCGACTGGCGCAGTTGGCTCTGCCATATCGTCTACCTCGCTGACGCCCACAGGGGTGGCTGGTACGAGTGCAGTCGGTTCAATTACGCCGACCATTTCTTCGTCGCTCGCCGGCGCAAGTGGTGCAGGCGGCGTCGGCGCTATTACTCAGGCGCGGGCCGCAAGTCTCGCAGGAATTACTGCCACAAGCGCGGCGGGCTTAACCGCGCCAACCATTTCTTCAGCGCTGGCAGGGAACAACGGCGCTGGCGGCACAGGCGCTGCCGCACCGATCACCGCGCTCGCTGGAAACGTCGCGACGGGCGCAGTCGGCACTGTCTCTGCGAGCGTAACCATTACCGCCGAGCAGCCTGGGCTGATCCAAGAACTCTATGTCGTCGCCCCCGTAGTACGCAACCTTTACATCACCGCACCTACCGTGCAGGAGTTCTTCGTATGACCTTGATTATTGCAGATCGCGTCAAAGAGAGCGCGACGGTGACGGGAACAAACCCGCTGTCGCTCGCGGGGGCGATGACCGGGTTCCAGTCGTTCGGTTCTGTATGCTCGACGGGCAGCACTTGCTACTACTCTATTCAGGCGGTGGACAGCAACGGCAACCCAACCGGCAACTGGGAGACGGGGCTGGGCACTTACACCACGTCTGGGAACACGTTGACCCGCACCGCCGTGACCGGCTCAAGCAACGCAGGGGCGCTCGTTAGTTTTTCCGCAGGTACGGTGCAGGTATTCATCGACATAACGGCGGCTTACGCCTCGGTGTTGGCGTCATCGGCGGAGTCTCTCGTTCCGGTATCAACGTCACTGCACTACGGCGCAATCGTCAAAGCGATCATTTACGACACCAGCAAGGATTCTGACGGCGGAGCATGGCGTCGGCGGTGTCAGCAAACAAGCTGGATGAACGAGCCGCTTTGCACCGGCACATGGCGCGGTCAGCGTGCCAGTCTTGCGGCAGCATGGGCGGTATCCGGTGCAGCGGTTGGCGACTTTTACCAGTCCACGGCTGACGGACTGTTTTATACCATCGGCGGCACGGTTGGTTCGCCTACGCAGACGCAGGTTTATCGCGGCAATGTGGCGCAGTTCCCGGAACAGGTTGCGATCATCGCCGAAGCAGGGCGCGTTGTGGTTTATGACTTGACGGTGCCTTCTTGCCCGATGTGGATGGTGTTTGTCGGTGTAGCAAACGCGAACATGGTACGAACGGGGCTATCAAGTATAGCGGCTGTGAACGGCCAACTTTGGTGCGGATCGAATACGAATCAAGCATTGGTGCTAGTCAACTTTGTTACTGATTCAGGTTATTACATATACACCAGCCTTACATACTCGGGGCCGGAGGTTGGAACGATATCTCAACGCAATCAAGGTCTTGCGTATGTAGGTTTTGGTACGAAGTACGGGCAAATAGTCAATGCGAGCGTCAACGACATCGCCGCAATAGTCCTTCCCGGCGCACCGTTCGATCCGGCTACCGGCTTGCCTATCCCGACGATTGCCGTGGCGACTGCGGGGGGCATCAGCGTCATCCAGAATACAGGTGTGGTGGTGAACGGTGCGTATACTTTATCGTGCAGCTCCCCCTCATTCAATAATGGACGGCTCAATTACCAGTATGGGGGAGCTGAGTGGGGTTTTAGGTCTCTACCTGTAACAAGCATCACAAGCGGCTTCACAGGTTCAGGACTTAATCAAGCATCTATTCCAAACGTCGGCGCTACTGGATCACCCCTAAGTGCGGGAAAGCAAATTGCCCTTGCTGGCGCGACGCAAGTTACATTAGTACGAGAGAACCCAACTGCTGAATCGTTAGGCATGGTTGCCTACCTGACCAACGCCTACAATTCAGGCTGGATGGTCGGCGACATTCGCGGCTGCTGGCTGGCTGACACGGCGGTCGAGACGATCACGGCATCAGGCAATCTGGTGACGAATCCTGGGCCGTTCACGGCGACGACCGGCTGGACGGCACATAATTCCACATTAAGCACTGCCTCAAATGAATTGGTACTTACTGGAGACGGCACCCTTAACTCACACCAACTTTTCCAGGCAATTACTACGGTCGTGGGAAAAGCGTACACGCTGTCAGCCACAGCTAGACGAGGCACATGTTCTGCAAATATTCGGGTATTTTGCGATGCTACAGGCACTCCTTTTGCGCTGAATTCTTCATCAGCCACGGCAGTAAGCGGATCAGTGACGTTTGTGGCGTCCTCAACGACTACCACTATTACCTGTGACTACAATGAAAATACCGCCAGCCTAACGGCATACTTTGATTCCATCTCCTGCCAACTCGCGCAGGCAGACCGCAGCGTTAAAAACAACGGTATTATCGTCAACGGCAGTTTGACGAAAGCGCCGGTTGCTTCGGGCGCGGGGCTGGTCGGCTATAGCGGGTTCAGCTCTGCGAATAACCTCACTCAACCATACAGCGCAAATCTGGACATGACAGGCGACTTCTGCGTAATGGGTTGG